CATGCCGCCGTCCCTTGCCAAGGGAGACGTACAAGACACCAGTAAGGCGGTGGAGGAAATGCTGACATTCTGCCTAGATCCCCTGGCCGAAATGCTGCAGCAGGAGATCAACAGAAAGAGGATAGGCAAGAGCGGAGTGGAGAAAGGCACCCGCCTGCAGATCAACACCATGAGGGTCAAGCACATTGACATGTTTGACATAGCCACTCCGGCGGATAAGCTCATCAGCTCCGGGATCTATACAGTGAATATGCTTCTGAGAGCGTTGGGAGAACCGCAGCTATCAGATGAGTGGGCGAACCAACATTTTATAACCAAAAACTACTCGACTATCCAGGATTTCCTGGAAGAACAGAGCAAGAAAGGAGGTGGAGAAGGTGCCGAAACCAATTAACTTTTGCTTTCAACAGTCAGCAGGAGTCCATAAGCTGTATATCTATGATGATGTGACAGCTTATGGCACGTTTGACTGGACGACCTGGACCATGAAGGAGTCAGAGACCTCTGCAAAGTATTTTCGTGACCAGCTGGAGGCCATCCCGGACACCGCTACGATTGAGCTGCATATCAACTCAAACGGAGGTTCCGTCAAGGAAGGTGTGGCAATCTACACACAGCTGAAACAGAAAGGCTGTAAGAAGGTGGGATATGTGGATGGCGTGGCCTACAGCGTGGCTTTCCTGATCCTGCAGGCATGTGATGAGAGGATCATGGGGCTGGGAACATCCGCCCTTGTGCATAACATGTGGATGAGCGTGGAAGGAAATGCCAAAGAACTCCGGAAAGCCGCAGATGATCTGGACGTGCTGATGGAGTCAAACCGGAAAATTTTCCTGGAAAGATCCAACCTGGAAGAACAGCAGCTCATTGACATGATGGAGGCGGAGACATTCCTCACGCCGGATCAGTGCCTGGAATATGGACTGATCGACAAGATCGACAGCTACCAGGCGGATGAGCAGGACACCCAGCAGAAGCTGATGGAGCAGGTGCAGCAGCTTACCCAGATGATCGCTCAGCAGAAGTCATTCCGGGAACAGATGCAGGCCATGATCCAGACGCCGGCGGCGCCGGCAGCAGATCCGGAACCGAAACCGGAAAAGAAACTCACAAACCAGTTGGCAAACTTTTTCAAAAATATGTAAAGGAGAACCAAAATGAAGAACAAAGACATTTTAGCAATGGAGAAAGCCAAGATCGTGGAGAAGATGAACCAGGCCATCAAGGATGATGACGCCAAGATGTTCAGCGAGGCTTTCACAGAACTCTGCCAGAAGACCGAGGAGAACGTCCTGGAGCAGGCAAGAGAAATGATGAATGAGCAGGACGTAACCATCCTGGCTCAGAGAGGCGTGCGTCAGCTGACCTCCAAGGAAAGAGAATACTATGAAAAGGTCATTGAGGCCATGAAGGCTAAAGACCCGAAGCAGGCACTCAATGATGTCGAGGTGGTTATGCCGGAGACAATCATCAACTCTGTATTTGATGAGCTGTCCACTAACCATCCGCTGCTCTCCCGGTTATCTGCGACAACCGTCACAGGACTGACCAGGATGATGATGAACACCAACGGGGAGCAGAGAGCGGCATGGGGTAAGCTGACCGCCAAGATCATTGAGGAGCTGACCTCCGGATTTAAAGAGGTGGATGTAACCCAGGACAAATTGAGCGCATTTCTGCCGGTATCTAAGGCCATGCTGGACCTGGGGCCTGCGTGGCTGGACAATTACGTGCGCCAGGTGCTCTATGAGGCGCTGGCCAATGGCCTGGAGTATGGAATTGTCAATGGTACCGGAAAGGATGAACCGATCGGAATGGTGCGCCAGGTAGGAGATGGCATCTCTGTGAAAGACGGAGTATACCCGGAAAAATCCGCCATCAAAATGACCGCACTGGACATGGAGCAGATGGGGAACATAACAGCCATCATGGCGAAGAATGACAAGGGCCAGGCCAGAACCGTGACAGGACTGATCCTCCTGGTCAATCCGGTGGACTATTTCCGGAGGGTGCTGCCGGCCACCAGAATGCTGACGCCGGATGGAGTCTATGCCTCTGTGCTGCCGGTGGATGCGGAAATCATCCAGAGCGCAGCCGTGAAGGAGGGCAAGGCAGTCTATGGAATGGCATCCAAGTATTTCCTGGGCGTAGGAATGGCCAGAAATGGAAGGATCGAATATTCTGACGAATACCGGTTCCTGGAAGATGAAAGAGTATATCTGATCAAGCTCTATGCCAACGGCTTTGCCATGGATAACAACGCCTTTCAGGTGCTGGACATCACAGAGCTGCAGCCGGTACGCTTCAAAGTCATTTCCACCACAGAGGAAAAGACATACAGCGCTGACCTGGCTGATCTGAAGATCGGAAGCCTGGCGCTGTCTCCTGAGTTCGCCGCCGGAACAACGACCTACACCGCTACTACCAGCAACGCCACCAACGTCATCACGGCAGTGCCGGCCAGCGGATCCGCTGAGATCGAGATCACGGTAGGAGAAACGCCCGTGACAAACGGAACAGCGGCCACCTGGGCGTCTGGAGCCAACACGGTCAAAGTCAAAGTAACTGACGGAGAACTCACGAAGACCTACACAATTACAGTAACAAAGGAGTAAAAGAGCTATGGCAGACGATAAGGACAAAAAACTCCTCAGTGACATAAAGAACTATCTGGACATCACATGGGACGATACCCTGGGAGACCAGAAGTACATGGGGATGGTCCAGAGAGGGATGGCTGCCATTAAGGGAAAAATAGGGGAGTGCAATTTCTATGAGGAGACTCAGGAAAGAGCGCTCCTTTTTGATTACGTCATGTATGCGAGGGCGGGAGAGATACCGCAGTTCTGGGCGAACTACAAGGAGGAAATCCTCTCCCTGCAGATCGCAAGAAAGGTGGATGCTTATGCCGCAGATACCGAGCAGACAATTTGAGACTTTCGGGGACGGGCTGCTGGCCGTCTGCGAAGCGGATGAGCGCACGATAACCAGGACTAAGATGGAGCACGTCCGTTTTGGAAACCGGACAGTGGGAGTGCAGCGTTTCTGGCAGGCAAAGACCGCAGGAAACAAAGTGGACAAGCTGCTGGCAGTACCGCTGTCTGTGCTGGAAATAGACCTGATAGAGGTCAATGATGTGGTCATCCTGGAGAATGAAACGGACTGGCTGTGGGATCCGCTGGTATTTGACGACACGGAAATGAAGGACCGGGCCGGGCAGTACCAGATCCTGCAGGTACAGCCAAAGTATGACGCAAGGCCGCCGGCACTGTATCTGTCCCTGGAGAAATTAGTGCATCCCTATAAAGACGGGAGGGAAGACAATGGCGGTTAAAATAGGCAATCTGGCAAGAGAAGTGATGAAACAGCTGGATGAGTATGGCATTGAGACCGGGCTGGAAGTGGAAAAAGTATCCGAGGAAGTGGCGGAAGACACAGCGAAAATGCTGAACAAGAACTCCCCGAAACTGACCGGAGACTATGCTGCATCATGGACCTATGGAGTCGGGGAAACAAAGAGAACCAGGCATACCATGATAGTACACGCCGAGAAGCCAGAATATGCTTTGTCACATCTACTGGAGAAAGGACACCAGAACCGAAACGGCGGCCGCACTCCGGCGATCGTGCACATTGCGCCGGCGGAAGAGGCGGCAGCGGAAGAACTGGAAAAGGAGTTGCGAAAAAGACTATGACACGGGAACAGATTGAGAAAATGCTGGAGGAGATGGGGATCCCGTTCAAGTATCATCATTTTACCCAGAAAGAGATGGAGGACGTATCCCTCCCCATACTGGTCTGGATCGTGCCGGGAACAGACAACTTTTTTGCGGACGGGCAGACCTATCACAAGATCAAGGAACTGGACATTGAACTCTACACAGATGAAAAGGACTGGGCGCTGGAGGAGAAGCTGGAGGGCATCCTGGATAAATACGGGATCCCGTGGCAGCAGACAGCCTCTGAGTGGCTGGAAACTGAAAAGATGTGGGAGTCACTTTACGAAATGGAGGTTTAACACATGGCTGGAAACAAGGAAAACAAAGTCAAGTATAACATCAAAAATGTGCATGTGGCAAAGCAGACGGAGACGGCCGGCGAGGAAGGCGCCACCACATACACTTATGCCACACCGAAGAACATTCCGGGCGCTGTAAGCATCAGCCTGGATGCAGAGGGCGAGATCTCCACATTCTATGCGGATGGTATCGCCTATTTTGTTACAAGCGCAAACAACGGATACGCCGGAGATCTGGAGATGGCGCTCATCCCCAGCTGGTTCCGGACGGAGATCCTCAATGAGACACTGGATGATAAGAGCGTCCTGGTCGAAAATGCGAATAATAACACCAATCCCTTTGCCCTGCTCTTTGAGTTTGACGGCGATCAGAGGGCAATCCGCAGGTGCCTCTATAACTGTACCTGCACCAGGCCGTCCATTGAGTCTGAGACCACAGAGGAGACGGTGGAGCCTGGAACAGAGACATTATCCATCACGAACAGCCCACGGTCAGATGGACTGGTAAAAGCACAGACAGGGCCGGACACGGACGCAGAAACATACGCAGGATGGTACTCAAACGTGTATACGCCGGTTACCTCAGCAGAGGAGACATCACTCACTGCGGATCAGGGAACAAGCCAGGCAGCAGGTCCGGCAACGCAGAATGATGATCAGAGCACAGGCCAGGAGGCGGGAGCCGCCGGAACAAATTAAGGAGGGATAAAAAGTGCTGAGAAAGAAAGTCATGATTGACGGGAAAGAGGTGGAGTTCAAGGCATCCGCAGCGGTGCCGAGAATTTACCGCATGAAATTCCGGAGAGACCTTTTCATGGATCTCCAGAAAGTAGCGAAGTCAGTGGACAAGAAAGGCAAGAAAAAGGACAAAGAGGAAAGCGAGATCCCTATTGAGGATCTGGAAATGTTTGAGAATATCGCCTATGTGATGGCGCAGCACGCAGATCCAAAGAACGTGCCGGCGGACATCATGGAATGGCTGGAGCAGTTCCAGACGTTTTCCATCTATCAGATCCTGCCGGCCATCCTGGAACTCTGGAACCTGAATGAAGAAACCCAGAGCAAAGCAAAAAAAAACTTAGACCAAGTAGCAGGGAGTTAAACACTCCTTTGTTTTTGCTGCGGTGCTGCCAGGTGGGGATATCTATCCGGGATCTGGACCTGCTTACAGTGGGAATGGTCATGGATATGTTTACGGAGCAGCAGAATGACTCCTACAAATATCCACGCATGGCTACACAGGAAGACTTTGACAGATTTTAAGGAGGTGGAAGGATGGCAGCAGGCCGCAACATAAAGGGAATAACGATAGAAATCGGAGGCGATACCACAGGCCTACAGAAAGCCCTCAGTGATGTGAATGGGAAGCTCAAAAGCACTCAGGCACAGCTGAAAGATGTGAACAACCTGCTGAAATTGGATCCCTCCAACACTGTATTGGTGGCCCAGAAGCAGGAGCTGCTGAAAAATGCGATTGCGGACACTACAGAGAAACTGGACAGCCTGGAGGCTGCACAGAAAGACGTTACAGCCGCCCTGGAGGCCGGGAAGATCGGCCAGGAGCAGTATATGGCTTTCCAGCGGGAAGTAGAAGAAACCAGGGCGACACTGACAAGGTATGAGACGGAGCTGGCCGGTCTGAACACAGAACAGGACCGGCTGGCCACCAATACCGACCGGCTGAACAAATTATTCCAGGCCACCGGGACGAACGTGGATGACTATGCGGACGTCCTGGGAAACCGCCTGGTCACAGCGATCAAAAACGGATCCGCCTCTGCTGATCAGCTGAAACTGGCGATAGAAAAAATCGGGAAATCAGCCACCGGAGGAAAAGCGGACATCAGGCAGCTGACGGACGCTCTGGACACGGTGGATGACGGCCAGGCGATCCAGAACCTGATCCAGGATCTGCGGGACGCCGGATCACAGGCAGACAACACAGCGGAGCAGCTGGACGGAATGGGAAAAACTCTGACGGGAGGCGTGCTGCTGGAGGCGGCAGAACAGCTCTCTGCAGTCGGGGACAAGATAACTGAACTAGGAGAAAAAGCGAAGGATGCTTTTACCGAGACGCAGGATGCCACGGTAAAGGCATCCACTTATTTTGGGGAAACCGGAAAAGCGGCAGAACAGACCGCAAGCGTCATCAAGGATGTGTATGGCGAGGGCGTAGGCGACTCCATGGACACAGTTTCCAATGCGGTCATAACCGTCAAGAAGAACCTGCAGGATCTGGACCAGACGGAGCTGACCAACCTCACAGAGCAGGCCATCACGCTGGAAGAGCTGTATGGCATTGACATGAATGAGACACTCCGTGGCGTCAATTCCCTGATGGTCAATTTTGGGATGAGCGCCCAGGAGGCCATGGATTATATTGTATCCGGAACCCAGAACGGCCTGGACAAGACCAACGAGCTGGGAGACAACATCTCAGAGTACGCCGGGAAGTTTTCCCAGGCTGGATATTCCGCACAGGAATATTTTCAGCTCCTCCAGAACGGCCTGGAGGGCGGCGCCTATAACCTGGACAAGGTAAATGACGCAATCAACGAGGTCACAACCAGACTGGCAGACGGCACCATAGCGGACTCACTCAGCAAGATCAACGAGGAGACCGGGCAGGTGGAGGCCGGAACCGGCGGCTGGGGAGAAGAGGTTGAGAACGTATTCAAACAGTGGCAGCAGGGCGGAGCTACACAGAAGCAGGTCATTGATGCCATTGTGAAAGATATACAGAACACAGAAAACCAGCAGGACAAGCTGAACAAGGCGGCCCTGGCCTTTGGAACCATGGGCGAGGACGGAAACACCCGGTTTATAGAGTCGCTGACCTCTGTGGGGCAGACCTATGATGAAGTATCTGGATCCGCTCAGAATATGTTTGACTCCTCCGCAACGGAGTCACAGAAGTTTGAGGCCAGCATGAGACAGCTGGAGCAGAGCCTCATCCCTCTGGGGGAGGCTCTGATGAACCTGGCCAATCAGATCATACCGCCGCTGGCGTCAGGAATACAGAAGATTGGAGAATTTTTCGGGAGCCTCCCGGAACCGGTGCAAAATTTTGTCATCATACTGGGGGCGCTGATTGCCGCCTTTACTGCGCTGGCGCCAGTTATTATGGCTGTGGTCCAAGTAGTAACTTTTTTAGGAACGGCAACTCTGGGGCCAATCATAGGCATCATTGCCGGAGTGGCCGCAGCAATAGCCGGGATCATAGCCATAGTGAAAAACTGGGGCGCCATAACGGAGTGGTTCGGAAATTTGTGGCAGACAGTCAAAGACAAGTGCGCTGCAATATGGAACTCTATCTGTTCATTTTTTACCGAGACGATCCCGGCGGCCTGGGACGCTCTGGTGGCGAAATTCCAGGGTGCGGCTGAGTGGTGGTCCGGGCTGTGGTCACAGATCGGACAGTTTTTCTCCGGGATCTGGACGGGCATCTGCACATTTTTCACGCAGACAATCCCGCAGGCCTGGCAGTCTGTGGTGGCCTGGTTCCAGGGGATCCCAGAATGGTGGTCAGGTATCTGGCAGCAGGTACATGACTTCTTTGTGAACATCTGGACCATGATGATGCAGAACCCGGTCATTTCCGGGATCGTAACGACCATACAGACATTGTGGCAGAATGCCGTCACGACACTGCAGGGCATCTGGACCGGACTGCAGCAGATTGCGTCCGGCGCCTGGGAGCTGATCAAGAACACGATACTGGGACCGGTGCTGCTGCTGATCGACCTTGTGACCGGAAACTTCACGCAGCTGAAAGAGGATGCTCAAAATATCTGGTCCAATATCCAGCAGGCAGCCTCAACAATCTGGTCCGGCATCAAGCAGGTGGTCTCATCTCTGGCGCAGGGACTTGTCACGCACGTGGTCACGCTGATCACGGGATTTAAGGACACACTGGGAAATTTGTGGGAGATGGCGAAGCAGGCGGCGAGCACAGCCTGGAACAATATTAAGCAGGCGGTGGTCACAGCGGCCACAAACCTCAAAAATTCAGCGGTGCAGGCTGTAACGAACCTGAAAAATTCCGTGTCGCAGGCATGGAACAATATGAAATCTGCCGCTTCACAGGCGTGGCAGAATATCAAAAATTCCGTGGTTCAGACCGCCACGAACCTCAAAAATTCAGCGGTGCAGGCGTTCCAGAACCTGGTCTCCGGGATCCGGAACGCACTGAGCAGCCTGGGGAATGTTGTGAGAAACGGATTTCAGTCTGCGATCAGCTTCATCACATCCCTGCCGAGCAGAGCACTCCAGTGGGGCGCTGACTTTATTAACGGAATAGCAAGGGGCATCCGGAACGCCATAGGAAATGTGACCAGTGCGGTCTCCAGCGTGGCAAATAAGATCCGGTCATTCTTGCATTTCTCAGTCCCGGATGAGGGGCCGTTGACAGAATATGAGTCCTGGATGCCTGACTTTATGGAAGGGCTGGCCAAGGGCATAGAAAAGAGCAAGTCCGTTGTGACGGACGCCATAGCCGGAGTGAGCAAGGACATGAGCATCAATGCCAATGCCATGGTGGATCAGAGCAATGCAGCTCAGAACAACGCCATCCTGTCCATTACCTCACTGCTGGCTCAGTATCTGCCGTATCTGGCCCAGGGCTTAAACCTCAGATGGGAGACTGGAGAGGTGGCGGCACATCTGGCCAGAGACATGAATATACAGCTGGGGATCCTGGCACAAGAGGAGGGATATTTGTAATGAACGCCATAACAAACGGGGCCACCATTGAGATCGTGGCCACCGGCGAACAGTACCACACTCTGAAAAACTGGGGCCTGGCCATTGGAAACAACGACTATATAGGGGATGTAGAGCAGGAGACCTATTATGTGGATGTACCGGGAGCGGATGGGTTCCTGGATTTCTCAGAGGCGATTGCCGGCCGGCGGATATTCAAAAACCGGCCGATCAATATAGAGCTGGGCGGGAAAAAGCCGAGGAATGACTGGGATATCTTTATCTCAGACCTCCGGAACCTGATTGAGGGCCGGGAGATCAAGATCATTTTTGACAATGATCCCGGCTTTTACTGGACCGGCCGGGCCACAGTACAGAGTTTTGACCGGAACCGGGAGCTGGGTACATTCACACTGTCCATCCCGAAAGCGGATCCATACAAGTATAATGTGGCAGACTCCACGGAGGACTGGCTGTGGGATCCGTTTGACTTTGAAACCGGCATCATAGACGAAGGTACCGAGATCACGCTTGCGGGGCCTACGAGCACACAGAGCTACACGATCGTACCGGACCTGATGCCTTTTGTACCAACCATCCAGGTCAGCCAGATGGGAGCTGCCGGCATTACTATGACGGCAGGAGGAGAGACCTACACGCTAATCCAGGGAAAGAACCGCTTTGCGGATATCGTGGTAGACCAGGAGGATGTGACTCTGACCTTTACGGGGCAGGGAACACTCACGATCAGGTATAGGAGGGGGTCATTGTAATGTATAAAGTGAAAATGGATGGCCAGGTCCTATACTACCCGGGAGACAAGGAGGCGGTACTGACCGCCCCCACAGTCAACCTCCAGACGGGTTATGCGGGCACGTTTGAATTTACGGTGCCGCCGATCAATCCACTGTACGACAAGATCCAGAACCGGCGCAGCATGGTCAGCGTGTTCCGTGACTCAACGGAGATCTTCTACGGGGAAGTGAGAAAACAGCCGAAAGTAGACAGATACAAAAACAAGAGCGTGTATTGCGCCGGCGCAATGAGTTTCCTTTCCGACTCCCTGCAGCCACAGGCAGAGTATCACGACATGACACCGGAGCAGATGCTGGGGGCGTTCCTGGATATCCACAACAGCCAGGTGGAGGACCGGAAAAAGATCTATCTGGGGATCGTGACCATCACGGATCCGAACGACTCTTTGTACCGGTACACGAATTTTGAGAACACATTGAAAGCCGTCCGGGAGAAGCTGGTGGATAAGCTGGGCGGATATCTGAGGCTCCGGCACGAGAATGACCGGCTGTATCTGGACTGGATCACGCTGGAGGAGTATGGAAAGTATTGCGATCAGCCGATCGAGTTCGGACTGAACCTGCTGGACTATTCCAAGAGCGTGACCGCAGAGAGCCTGGTCACAGCCCTGATCCCACTGGGAGCGAGGCTGCAGGAGGAGTCAGACATAGAGGCCCTGGAGAAATATGTGGATATAACCAGCGTAAACGGTGGATCAAATTATATATACAGCCAGGATGCGGTGGATGAATTTGGATGGGTGTGGACCACGCAGACCTGGCAGGATGTGACGGAGCCATCCAACCTGCTCCGGAAAGGTCGGGAATGGCTGGCAGATAACCAGTTTGAGGAGTTGGAACTGACGCTCACAGCGGTGGACCTGTCCGCCATGGACAAGGAGTACACCGCTTTTGACATAGGCGACCGGATCCAATGTAGGGCGAAACCATACGGCATGGACCGGGTGTTCCCGGTCATGGAAATGACAATCCCTCTGCAGCAGCCGGACAATGCCAAGCTGACGCTGGGAGAGAACCGGAAGCTGACATACACAGAGCAGCAGAACAAGATCTATTCCGGGATCACGGCGGACGCCGAAGAGCGCAGGAAGATCCAGAACGAGGCTGTAAAAGCGGCCATAGACAATCTGACCGCACAAATGACGGGAAGCAAAGGGGGATACAAACTATCAGAATATGACGAAAATGGGATGTGGCTCCGGGATCTCTACATGGACGCCCCGGACAAAGACAAGGCCACAAATATCCTGCAGATCAACAGCTATGGCATAGGAGGCAGCCGGAACGGATATGAAGGGCCGTACACAGTGGGAATGACGCTGGACGGCCAGATAGTCGGGGAACGGATCACAGCCAACTCCATAAGCGGAGAAAAGCTCACGCTGGAATACAGGACCGAGCTGGAAGGGAAATTCACACAAGTTGGAGAGGACGCAAACGAGTACACCGATCAGAGGGAAACCGTTGTAAAAGAGCTGATCACGACCAGCATCCAGTCTGTGGAGGACCAGATCCAGCTGGCAGTAACTGATCAGAAAAGCGTTACAAACCGGTATAACTACGTGGCCAACGGAGACAATCAGGACCTGGATCCGGACGCTTTCACAGCGTCCTCCAATATCACAGTGGGAACCGGCCAGGCCGGAAATATCAATGCGCTGCACCTGACAAAGACCAATACATCCATGGCCACGTTTCAGCAAAGCCTGGGAGAGCTGCCGGCGGGCACCTACGAGGTAGAGCTTAAAATATACCTTCCGGCTGGCGTGAAACCCTCATACTGCTATTTTGGGCTGATTGGGTACACACAGTACCAGAGTTTCTCCTCAATGGCCACAGACACCTGGTACACCATCAGGCGGACGGTCACGCTGACCAGCGCCTCAACGAGGTCCTTCTATTTTGCACTCTATGGCAGCAGTGCGAGAGAGGCATACATCACGGACATCCGGGTGCTCCGGAACATTAAAGAGCTGATTGATGACGTAGACGCCAGGATCACGGTGGAAGCCGGAAGGATAACCCAGAGTGTTACGGAGATATATGAGGCACAGCAGCATGACTATTGTGCGGAGCCAGATTTCCCGGAAGCGTTTTCCGGGAATTATACCGATAACTGGTATCGGAACAATACAACATACGTTTACCAGACCACACGGAACAGCAGGACCTGTCTCTGCATCAATCTGAAAAACGTGACCAGCACCAGCTACTATGCGAGGACCAGGACGGCGATCAGCGTACCAAAAACCGGAAAATTTACAGTGCGGTTCAAAGCCTGCTGTGAAAAAGCCGGCACAAGGGTACGGTGCTCTTTTTATTCAAGCCAGTACACCGCATCCGGAGAGATTGGAACGAGTTGGCAGACGGTGGAGCTGACATTCAACAGCGTTCCTGCCGGAAACCGGTATCTGTATTTTTATAATTACACCGCCGGGGGTGCCGTGTATATCACGGATGTGGAAATCCTGGGATATGCCAGTCATTACAATGCGGCACAAATAGAGGTCCTGGCTGATAGCATCACATCCACTGTGAAGCAAAATGAATTTGCCTCCTATGTGACGCAATATTATGACCGAGTGATCACAGCGTTTAATAATTCAAGTAAATACGTGCAGATCACAGCAGGGGCAATCTCCATCTATGACGGGGCGGTAAGCTCATCAAAACGCCGGGCAACATTTGATGAAAACGGAAACCATTTCTACAGAGACGGGTACTACGTTGGAAAGATAGGGACCAATCGGATGCAGAGCGATAATTCAAAAAAGGGGTTGAACTTTGACCTGGAAGATGATGGAGCATACATGACATGGGCTGCGAAGGACTCAGCTTCTGCCACGATTTATACAATGAAGCTGACATATGTGCAGAAAGGGAAAGGCTGGGGGAACTATACGGCCGGAGAGCTGCACGCAGGAGCCAATCTCGACATGCATGGATGGACCCTGAAAAACCCGTCCTTTGAGGGCGGGGGGATAACAGGAACTTTAAACTTTGTGCAGCCAATCGCAATGAACAGTGATGGAACTGTGGCGAGGTGGTCAAACAATGCACAGCTGCAATTTCGGAACGGGATACTGATATATGGCAGATGGTACGGATAGGAGGGAAAACATGGAAACAATGAAGATTGAAGAAAACACCACGAAAATCAAAAAGCCGGATCAGGGCGAGGTGCAGGTGCAAGTAAAACCGGAGGAAAGAAAGGAGAGCGCAGATGGAAGGGAAACCGACTAAACCGGCCAGCATGATATATGGAGAGGCGAAAAGCGCCATGACAATGGCCGTGAGAAATGTGGCGAAAGCGTACAAGCTGCCTCTGTTCCTTATGGCGGCAATCATGGGGGACATAGCGGCCGAGTATGAAAAAGAGGCAGGGAACGAGCTTGCGATTGAAATGGAGCAGTATGCGTCCGAGCTGGAAGTGTACTACCAGGAGAAACTGAGCAGCCAGGATCCGGAGCCGGAAAAGGAGTGATAAAAAGTGGCAGATGTAAGGAAGTACACAGAGCAGATATCCAATGCCAAAAAGGGAAAGGATGTGCGAGCCAGTATCGTGGCGGCCATCAATGAGGTATCGGACGAAAACAACACCTACAATCAGGTAAAAGCGGACATATTGGCCGCCCAGAAGAAAATCTCCCAGGACGTGGCAGAAAATAAGCAGACACAGCAGAAGTTTAGTGACGACCTGGAAGAGGCCAAGACCGTAAATGCGTCTCTACTGCAGAATATCACAGCCGCCGGCCAGGCCGAGGATACGCTGGAGGCGGACATCACAGCTGCAGGGAAAGCTGAGAGAAGCCTGGAGGCAGATATCACAGCCGCCGGCCAGGCCGAGAGCGCATTGGAGGCGGACATCACAGCTGCAGGAAAAGCAGAGGATAGCCTGGAGGCGGACATCACAGCGGCGAACCAGATAGAGGACAGCCTGGAGGAGAATATCACAGAGGCCACCCAGATCAATCAGCAGCTGGAAACAAATAATCAGCAGGCGCAAAGCGCCGAGGAGTTGAGGGTGCAGGCTGAAACAGCCAGAGCACAGGCAGAGCAGGACAGGGCCTCTGCAGAAACGGCCAGAGCACAGGCAGAGCGGACAAGGACGGACCAGGAAACCACAAGGCAGCAGCAGGAGCAGGCCAGGCAGCAGGCCAGCAGCCAGGCGGTGGCCAACGCCAACGCAGCGGCGCAGGCTGTAATGGATCAGGTCAACAGCCTCACTTTTGCCCTGAACGCAGAAGACAGAGGGCTTGACGTAACATACACGTATGACACAGAAACAGAATAGGAGGTAGAAAGAACATGGCTCAGGAAGTAGTAAACATTCCCCGGGAGAGCACTATGAGACAGATGATGCTCTCACAGAAAATCAATGCGGAAGGTGCGGCGGACATTGCGTACAAGGAAAAGGTGGCGCTTGCCACCACGAAAGAGGAAGTGGACGCCCTCTTTGTGGAGTGGTGGAAATATCAGTACCATCCGGATCTCCACACTAAAGCGGAAATGTTGGAGCGGTGGTTCGGGAATGTGCTGGATGATGACCGGGTGCATGGAGTATCTTTCCCGCTGTATGGCACCAGCACATCCGCAGTCGGAGAGCTGACGGATGACAGTGTGGGGCTTACGGTCACGCCATCCACAGAGGAGACGGCGGGACAAGACGACTTTGCGAAACTGCCACAGTTCTGGTGCCTGGAGGTATCAGCGGAAAAGCTCACGGATGGATCCCATGAGATCTATTATATTGAGCACATTGACAGCATGAAAAAAGTCAGATCCGGAGAACATCTCACATGGGTGCTCCAGAAAAACACATGGACAAGAGAGTGGGATGAAGGAGGATACAGATACCTCAAAATGCGCTGCCATCCGGCGCCGGGATATGAGCAGTGGCCGGATGGAGAGGATAAAAACGGAAATGTATATGCCTACATGGCACATCCGAAATATCCGGCTGGAGAGCTGGATGGAGTCATCACATGCGGAACCGGGCTTGCACCGCTGAACTGGACAAGCCATACAACTGGCGTATCAAAATGGAGAGCCAGAGGGGAGCAGTACAGCGGAGCAAGCGGGAACCTGGTCAAATTCCTGCTCCGGATGATGTGGCTGAAATACGCACAAAAGGGAAACGCTGGGAAGATTACGGGCTGCAATCAGTACAATTATCAGTATACCGCAGCGATCTCCGAGGTGGGCGTTGAGCGTGTGATCCTTACGAAAGCCCAGGCGGAAAACCTTTATGTGGGATCGTCCGTACAGATTGGCATCCAGTCTGGAACCGACAGAAACACAGCGAGCAATTATTCTGTGTGCAGGAACAAGCTGATTACAAAAATTGAAGACTTCCAGGTTGAGGATGATGAAACAGAATACTCAGCGGTATATGTGGACAATGGCGGAGAAACCTTTGACACGACAGCCGGATCCACGCTGATCAGTACAGATCCATACTGGTCCGGATGGAATGACAATGTAAAGGGTACAGACGGAAGCAGATACAGCGCCACAAGCGGGAAAGAGCCTGGACTCCTCCAGAAAATTGAGTTTATGCATGGCGCCTATCTGATCGTATCGGATGAGCTTTGGCAGTGGTCCACGGACAACAATGGAGACTATAATTTTGAGTGCCATACCTGCCATGACCAGTCAAAGGTGGCGTCATCCATCACGGCGAACTACGAGAAGCAGGAAGACCTCACAATGGTTATTCCGGCTGGCACAGCTGCAGGCTGGAAATACATTGAGGATACCGCAATATCCAAAGATCCGGCAGTCCTCTGGCCTGCAGGTATCGGAGCCAGTGGCAGCGGCGTTGGGTGTAAGGCAGCCTTCTACTGCACCCCGGCCGCTTCCGGCGTCCGGGCTGCGTGGGTGTTCGGCGGCTTGGGCACCGGCGGCGGTGCCGGCCTGGCGTGTCGCTACTCGAACGTTGGCGTGACGACCGCTCGCTGGGGCGGCGCTCTGGGCGCACCTGGCCTGGCTGGGTAAAAGCGGGGTGAATGCCCGAAGGGCAAGAGGGGCCGCAGGCCCCTGATATGAGAAACGGCGGAATATTTCCGCCGGGGTTGTATGGTGTTCCCAGAGGCAGCCTTCAACTGCAACCCGGCCGCTTCCGGCGTCCGGGCTGCGTGGGTGTTCGGCAACTTGAACAACGGCGGCAATGCCGGCCTGGCGTGTCGCAACTCGAACAATGGCGTGACGAACGCTAACTGGAACGGCGCTCTGGGCGCAACTGGTTATTAAAAATAGTGCATGATCACATTGCATCATACAATCCACGCTTATGTGCGAAAATTACTTGAAACCAGCGGGGGCTAGTACCGGGAGGGAAAGCCCCTGACAGTAACCAGATGATGCACGAAAGGATGGTAACATGAAAACATACTGCAAACCTGCAGATACAGACATAGAAAGCGCAGATCAAAATCTGCCTGCGGTTAAGAAATGCTTTGATGGAAAGCTGAAAAGAAAAGACTTCCAGCGGGTCCTGATCAGAACCGGAAAGATCACAAAGCAGGAAATAGCCCAGGCAAGACTGGATCATGACAAGACCAAAGTCAACGAGGCAATCCGGGCGGTATGCGAGAGGTTGACACAGAGGATCCGGGACAGAAATCTGAGACTGCCGCCGATCCGGCAATTTAAACGGAGAGATGGGCTGACCAATAAGATGAGAGATATCTGCCAGGAGTCTCCGGATCAGCAGATCATGGAATATATGGCCGTGGAGGCTCTGATGCCAATGTTCAAGGCGAAGCTCCTCAAACATCAGTACGGCAGTATTCCGACAAGAGGCCAGGTGGGCGGAAAAAGACAGATCGAAAGATTATTAAGGAGAAAGTATCCGGGAAAAGTGGACGCCGTGAAGTGTGATGCAGAAAAGGCATATCCTTCCATCACGGTAGAGTGTTCTATGAGACTGCTCCGGCGGGATATCGGGAAAAACAAAATACTGCTGTGGTTTTTAGGTGCTCTCATGGAGAATTATCCAGGAGGGCACCTTTGCATTGGAGGATATCTCCCAGCGTGGTTATTCAACTATGTGATGAGCTATGTACTCAGGTATCTCCTGAGTCTGGAGAACACAAGAAGAGGAGTGAAAACCAAAATGATCCAGGCGGTGGTGTGCTTTGCGGATGACTTCACTATGTTTGGACATTTTTCACAGATCCGGAAAGCAATCCGGAAAGCGTCAAAATGGAGCAGATCCACCCTGGGGCTGAAAATCAAAAATGCGTGGCAGATCTACCACCTGACTACGTTTGAGGCGGAAAAGGAGCAGAAGAAAAGGAGGGTGGAGGGAAGCAGAAAAAGGACCTGCGGTGTGGATATGATGGGCTTTGTCACATATAGGACATACACGATTATCAGAGGGAGGATCTTCCGGCGGATCCGGAGGCAGATCCTACGTGCTGCAGAGGACCTGGAAAAACTGGGATATATACCCTGGTGGAGAGCTTGCAAGCTGTCAGCATACAAAGGCTGGCTCAAACACAGCGATAGTGAGAAGTTCGCAAAGAAATATCATGTAAATGAAATATTCAGAAAGGCTGCGCAGAGCGTGTCTCTGCATGGCAGAAAGGAGCATATCAGAAATGAAAGAGCGTTACTTATTGAAGCCTGCAGAGGTTGACGTCTTCCCGCTGAAATCAGGAACAGACGTCATTCTCAGAAAAAATATTGCGGAAATCAGCGTCAAGAATGAGGAAGGGGCTGGGACTTATACAGCGTGGGAATGCGAAGAGGTACAGTTCCGGTACCCTGGCACGATCACGGAGGAGGAAATCTCCACGGACTTTGAATACTGGTTTGAAAACGGCCCGAAGGTATCCAAAGGGGAGGATGTGGACCTCAGTTTTGAGCAGATGAGAAATGAAAAATACGCCGAAGTGAGCGCAGCTTGCGAGAAGACGATTTATACCGGTGTAGATGTGACATTATCCACAGGACTTGAACATTTCAGCCTGACGGAAAAAGACCAGATCAACCTTTTTGGGAAGCAGGCGCAGCTTGCGGCGGGGGCAGAAAAACTGGAATACCACCAGGACAAACAGCCCTGCAAGTATTACAGCGCCGCCGATATGCAGAAAATCATTGATGCTGCCTTTTTCTATGTATCTTATAACACCACATACTGCAATGCGCTGAATATGTGGATCAAGGCGGCCACGAAGCCCAGCGATTTAGAGGAAATTCACTGGGGGACCACGATCCCGGAGGAACATAGAAACGAGGTACTCCTGGACTACATGGAGATCATGGCCGGCGGATCTGCAGAGGATACTGAGGCCACAGAGAACGGGGCAAGCTCCGGGGAGGGAACAACGGCATGAAGAAACTTGTTGAACTGACAACTCTCTTTCTGATCGGAGCAGCGGTCTACTACAGCGCAGAGATGCTGATCCGGGGCAGATCCCACTGGACCATGGCCGTGGCCGGAGGAATATGCTTCCTGGCAATAGGCGGGATCAATGAGGTTCTGGACTACGAGATGCCTTTTCTCCTTCAGATGCTGTATGGAGCGATTGCGGTCACAGCCACAGAGTTCATTTTTGGGTGTGTCCTCAATCTCTGGCTGAAACTGGATATATGGGACTACAGCAACCTTCCGGGAAACATTCTGGGGCAGATCTGTCCGCAGTTTACCGTCCTATGGTTTTTTGTTTCCGGGATCGGAATTGTAGTGGATGACCTGGTCCGCTGGAAATTGTTCGGGGAAGAAAAACCACACTATAAGCTCCTGACGGGAGGCAGAGGAAAATGACAAAGCTCCAGATCATAAGCAGGCTATGGTCATCCATCTATGATCTGCTCCTGCTAACGAAGGGAACGGGAAAGAAACCACTGGAAGACATTGAGAGAGATCTGGACGTGCTGGAAATGCACTGCAGAAAATACGTGGATGAGGATGATGTTGAGCTGATTGAGAATGGAGGTGGGACATGAGCACAAAGAGAGCAAGAGACGAACCTGGCCGCCGGCAAGGTAAAACGGGATGATTATTGAAAGAGGGGAGGTGGATGCGGTATGGATTATTTTTTGCGGCTTTTTGGCAGCGTAACGATTGAGAGCGCAGTCTTTGTTTTGGCGGCGCTCCTTTTCCTCTGGAAGACCTACAAAAAAGTGGAAAAGTATTTTTCGGAGAAAGCACTTGCGGAAAAGGCAAAAGATACCAAAATGGCAGAGGTCATGGACCAGGTAAACAAATACCCGCTGTGGCACCAGCAGTCTCTGGACATCCAGAAAAAATTTACCCAGGAAATCGAGGGACTGAGAAAAGGACAGCAGGAAAACAATGAGCGGCTGGAAAAGATGGAAGAGGAGAACCGGAGGAGAGAGCGAAATAAGCTGAGAGATCGGATTTTGCAATCATACCGGTATTATACATCCCCAGAGAAAAATCCCATGAAAGCCTGGTCAGAGATGGAGGCGGACGCTTTCTGGAAGATCTTCAAAGACTATGAGGAACTGGATGGAGATGGGTATGTTCACAGCGAGGTACAGCCGGCCATGAACGATCTGGAGAAGATCCCCATGCACGAGACGGAAAGGATCGCTGAGCTGATGAAAAGCCGTAGGTAACAATTTGAAAAAAGAGAAATGGAGGAAAAATCATGAACAAAATTGACTGGAAAAGAAAGTTGACAAGTAGAAAATTCTGGGCTGCAGTAGTCGGGTTCATTACACCGATCATGATCGCCGCAGGCGCAGGAGATAATGAGATCACGCAGGTGGTGGCAATCGTGACGGGCGGCGCCACGCTGATCGCCTACATTATCGGAGAGGGCCTGGTGGACTCCGCCTCCACGGACCTGGTAATTGACACAGAGATCACTGCGGATGACGCAGTGGAAACAGATGAGAAATAAGAACAGGAGGCCTGGCAGATGCCGGGCCTCTTTTTCGCAAAGAAAGCCCTGGATGCGTGCGCTGGCTATCCTCATGGCGGTCTGCCTGCTGGCGGTACCCACGCTGTACCTGGCAGGTACACAAAAAGAAATAGAGCAGAAGGAGCCGCCGGCACCGCTGGAGATTACAATCCCGGAGCCATGCAGGACCGGGACAGTCACGGTATACGAACAGGATCAGATCATCTATCAATATGGCGGAGAGATCACCATCCGGAATGACGGGCAGAATGGAGAAGAGATTGAGATCGTAGTGGAATACCCGGAGGGGAGCTGGCCCTGTAGTTGCTTTAGTGAGGAGGAATAAATGTGAATAGCGAAAACAGAGAAGTGATGAGGAATATTCTGTACGCCGTGGAGACCGGCGGACAGGTTTACGGCGGAAAACAGTACGATAATTTTACGCCAGCCTACACGAACAGCCAGGCGGAGCACGCCATCACGATCGGCGCCGGCGCCTGGTATGCCACGGAGGCAAAGCGGCTCCTGGTAGCGATCAGAGACGCAGATCCGGACGGATTTTCCGCCCTGGACACGGCCGGGATCGGGAAAGATCTGGATACGGCTGTATGGAGTACATATAAGGCAGAGAAAGGCTCCGAAAAAGCAAAGTGCATTGTGGCCATTATCGGAAGCGCAACGGGGATCCAGTGCCAGGACGCACTGATGGAACAGCAGATCCAGGAGTATGAAAAGAGCATCACGGAGCAGTATGGGACAATGCCGGACAGCGCCATGATGGAGTGCATCAACATCATCCACCAGGGCGGCAGCGGAGCGCTGAAAAGGATCCTGGCCAAGACGGCCACGCCTTACACGGCCCAGACCATTTATGCGGCCCTCTGTACGGATCCGGATGACAAGAGCAACAACAACCAGGTGGGGGACTATACCACCAGACAGAAGAAAGTCTATGAGATGATTTCAAAGTATTGCAAGGAGGAGACTACAGTGGCAAAGACAAGAAGCGCAGTCGTAAGCCTGGCCCAGTCATGGGTAGGAAAAAAAGAGTCAGACGGAAGCTATAAGACGATCATTGATATTTACAATTCCTTTACGGGAACATTTCCAAGGGGTACAAAGATGCAGTATGGATGGGCGTGGTGTGCTGCCACATGGTCCGCACTGGCTATCAAGCTGGGATATACGGATATCATGCCTATAGAGATCTCCTGCTATTATCTGATCGAGGCGGCCAAGAAAATGGGAATATGGGTGGAAAATGACGCCTATGTGCCGAAACCTGCAGACGCCATACTGTATGACTGGGATGACTCCGGAGCTGGAGACAACACCGGAACGCCGGACCATATCGGAACGGTGGAGAAGGTAGAGGGATCCTTAATCACGGTAATAGAAGGCAATTATTCCAATGCAGTGAAAAGGCGTGTGCTGGAAGTGAATGGAAGGTACATCCGGGGCTACATCTGCCCAAAATATGACGGAGCCGGCTCCTCTTCTGGAAGCACATCCAGCGGATCAGCAGGCAGCTCATCCGGATCCTCTTCCGGCGGTCTGAACAAAACAGAGAAATGGAGCGGAACAGTCACAGCCTCATCTCTGAACGTGAGGACATGGGCTGGAGAGGAAAATGCGCCGTGTTCTTTCAGTCCTCTGAAAAATGGAACCAAAGTCAGCGTATGCGACTCCATCAAAGACAGTGACGGAGACACATGGTATTATATCAAGTACAATGGAAAATATGGCTTTGTGCACTCTGCATATATCTCAAAGAGCGGCTCTGGATCCACGTCCAGCGGATCAGCGGGCAGTTCGTCCGGGAAACCGTCCTACAAGGTGGGAACCACCTATACTTTAGCAGCGGACGCCCTAAGAGTCCGGACCGGCGCCGGGACGAACTATGCGGCGAAGTCCTATAGCCAGCTGACAACCAATGCGAAGCAGAACGCATATTCAAACGGATGCCTGAAAAAAGGCACCAGAGTTACTTGCCAGAAAGTGAAAACGGTGGGGAGCGACATCTGGATCAGGATCCCGTCCGGATGGATTGCGGCATACTATCAGGGAGAGAAGTATGTGAAATAAACCAAAAGGCCCCGGCAGAGACGCCGGGGTCGTTTCTATTTGCGTACTAATCAATCATAACCCACGGGAGCTTTGGACTCAAAAGCTTCCAGATTGTTGCTGGAAACAATGGCTGACA